CAACGAAGCGATCCGCCGCGGAGAGCGAGAACGTACAGACCTGGCTAAGCGACGCTCTCGAAGCCGCCGAGACGGGCTACGACTACATCTGGGTCGAGTCGTTCGATTCCGAGGCCGGCACGGTCGTGTACTGCGTCCGGATGAGCGATGACCCGGAGAACGGCGGCACCTACCGGCGCTCCTACGCTCTGGATGGTGAGACGGTGACGCTCGCCGACGACCGGGTCGAGGTGCGCCGCAAGGTCACCTACGAAGAGGTCCCGGCACCGGCGGAGCCGCGAGGGGCCACCGCAATGCTGCCGAAGATGCTCGTTCGCGCTCTCGAAGCGCTCGGCTTCCACGCCGGCGCCGAACCCAGCGACGTGGAGCTGCGCGAAGCCATGGAGCGCGCGTTGCGCAAGGCGGTGGCGGGATATGCCGGGATCGCCGAGATCTACCCGTCCACCAACACCGTGATCTATGCGTCGCACCCGGAGGATGCCACCGAGTGGTGGCGCCGGACGTACGCGCTCGACGACGCCGGGGCCGTAACGCTCCAGGAAGACGCCGAGCGCGTCGAGGTTCATCAGGAGTGGGTACCGGTCCAGGCGCGCGCCGCCGGGCCGGCAAAGCAGACCAAGCCCGGCTCGCAAGTCGAGCTGGAGTTCGAAAGTGCCGCGGAGCGAGGCAATTCGGCCACGCCGTGCGGATGCGAATCCGGCAACGGGCGTTCCGCCCTGAGCCGTTCCGAAGAAGGAGAACCGATGACTCGAGTCCAGGAGATCGTCGGGCGGCTCATCGCAAACGCGCGCTGCCCGTACGACGACAAGGACAGGCCCCATCTGGAGTCGCTCAGCGAGGAGAAGCTGAAGGCTCTGGGCGCCGCGTACCCGGCCGGTCCGCCGAAAGACAGCAGCGGAGAGGGTGACGCCGCTGTCGCCCCCGCACCTACTACCGCTGCCGCGCCGAAGGTGGCCGCAGAAGAGACCGCCGAGAAGCCCGCCGAAGAGCCGAAGGTGGAGAAGGTGACCGCTGTTGCGGCCGCTGCCGCCGACCCGGACACCGTGGCGGTGCCGAAGGGCGAGTGGGAGGACGTGAAGGTCGCCGCCGCCGCGTACAAGGCCGCGCGCGCCGAGCAGAAGGCCGCGCTCGTCAAGCGCATCCTAGCCGCGCAGTCAGCGTTCACCGAGGACGATCTCAACGGTATGGGGATCGACCACCTCGAGAAGCACGCGAGGTCCCTCAAGCTCGACGAGCTGCCGCGTCCGGACTTCTCAGGCCGCGCGCTCTCGACCGCCAACGAGCGCCCCGAGGGCGACGCCACTCCGCCCGACCCGTACGCGGCCGGTATCGCCGCCGCTCGGGCCGCGCGCGGTTTCCCGCCGGCGACCGCCGGTAAGGAGGCCAACTGATGGCCATCACCAAGCGTGACCCGAACACCATCTACCTCGCAGGTCCGGTCACCTACATCAACGACATCCCGGCGATCGAAGCCATCACGCCGGGAATGCTCCTGGACTACGAGGACAACTCCGGTGCCCTGGCCTTCGGCGTTCACGATGCCGCGGCCGACGTGCAGCAGGTCCTCGTGGCTCTGGAGCAGACGTTCCTCAACCTGGGCGTCGACGACGCCTACGCCGCGGGTGACCTGGTGTACGCCGCCGCGCTCGGTAAGGGGGCGCAGTTCTGGGCCATCATCCCGAGCGGTCAGAACATCGCCGTCGCTCAGAAGCTGCAGAGCAACGGCGACGGCAAGCTCAAGGACGCCACGGCGGACACCGCCGCGGCCGCCGTCGCGAAGTTCGCTGCCCTCGAGGCCGTGAACGCCATGGCGGACACCCGTATCCGAGTGGAGGTGCTGTAATGAAGGCCCAATTCTCGACCGCAGATAACCTCCCGATCAACGGGCTGGCGTCGGCCGTGCTCCAGGGAGCGCGCAACGTCGCCGACCTGCGAGCCGCGACTCCGCTGCCTCCGCACGCTCAGGAGCTGATCGATGACTCCATCGTGCAGGTGCAGCTGAACAAGTTGCAGCTCGTCGAGGACCTCCTGGTGGAGGGCCTGGTGAAGCCGCTGCCGAACTGGCTCGGCGTCCCCACGATCTTCCAGCGTCGGCAGGGCCGCGCCGGGCAGGCGAAGCGCACGATGGTGCCGAACACGCGCGGTGAGCGCCAGGTGATCGACGAGGACGGCATCACTATCCCGATCTACGTCACCTGGGATGACTTCAGCTTCGACGTCAGAACGATCGCGGCAGGCAATCGCGCCGGCTACGACATCGACACCTCCCACGTTCAGGGCGCGACGCGGAACGTGAACGAGGCCATCGAGGACCAGGGCATCAACGGCCTGACGGACGAGGACGGCAACCTGGTGAAGATCGCCGGCCACCAGGCCCGGGGGCTGCTCAACGCCCCGAACGTCAACACGTACCAGTACCTCGGCGGCGCCACGGGCCGCGCCTGGGACGACGCGACGAAGACCGGCGAGCACATCCTCGCCGACACCAACGACATGATGGAGGCGGCCGGCGCGAGCAACTACACCGGCCCGTACAACCTGTACATCAACCGGGCATACGGGTACAAGCTCAACGAGGACTACAAGTCCGCGACGAGCGGCACCATCCGCGCCCGGCTGGAGGAGCTGGAGGCCGGCGGGCGCAACCTGCGAATCCGAGTCGTGGACAACATGCCCGCGGACCGGGTCGCGCTGGTCCAGATGACGAGCAATGTGATCGACCTGATCGACGGCCAGCGGCCCGCCAACGTCGGCTGGGAGGACCTGGCCGGCTTCGAGATGTTCTCGCTCGTCATGGCCTGCATGGTCGTGCGCGTCAAGGACGACTACGACGGCGGGTCCGGCATCGTGGTCGGTAACGTCACGTAGGGGTGGGCAAAACTAGGAAGGCACTAGAGAGGAACTATCACCATGAACTTCACAATCAAGGTCGGCGAGGACGGCGGGGGGTTCTCGGTATACCCGTGCTCGCACTACAACGTTACGACGATCCACGAGGAATGCGAGGCCGTGCGGAGCGGGGGCGAGACCCCGGGTATCCGGCTCATCCTGAGCGAACCGTCCAGGGTCGTCCGGCTGCCCGCCGACGGCTCGGTGGTCTACGTCATGGACGCCGCGCGGAACGGCGAGACGATCGACACGTACCGCTGGCCGCTGCGCCACGGGAACGCGAACCAGAAGGAGGTGGCGTGATGGCGCTGTACAAGCTGCTGGGCGGGACTCACACCCGCGGCGAGAGCGGGAAGAAGGTCGCATACAAGGCCGGTGATCTCATCGACCTGTCCGCCAAGGAGCTGCCCTATCTGCGCAGCCGCGTCGAGCCGGCCGCCTATCCGACGCCGGCCGCTCCCGAAGCGGTTCCGCCGCCGAAGGTGGAGGCCAAGACCGAGCCGGAGTCCAAGCCTGACCCCGAGCCCAAGGCGAAGTCGGAGCCGAAGACGGAGCCCGAGCCGAAGGCAGCGGAAGCGCCTCCTGCGGCCTACGACTTCTCGGATACCCTGGCTGGCAACGCCGGCGTAGCGCAGGAGGCGCTCGCGCAGCTCACTGATCCGGCAGCCGTCGAGGAGCTGGCCCGGCAGGAGGCGGCCGGCAAGGACCGCAACGGAGTCCGCGACGCGGCCGAAGCGCGACTCGAAGAGCTGCGAGCCGCAGGGGCGGAGAGCTAATTGGCTCTAGACGCCACGGTCGGCGGCGCCGGGGCGAACTCCTTCGGTACGATCGCGGAGGGCGACGCGTACTTCGCCGACCGCTTGTTTGCGTCCGGGTGGACTTCCGCCTCGGACGCGAACAAGGCCGCCGCCTTGGTGATGGCGACGCGGGCGCTCAACTCGCTGTGCTACCTGGGGACGGCGGCGGCGGATACCCAGGCCCTGGCATTCCCCCGCACCGGCCTCACGCTCCCGAGCGGGTACGCCACGAGCACCGGGGCAATCCCGCAGCTCGTGAAAGAGGCGATGTTCGAGTTCGCCTTGTTCCTACTCAACGCGACCACGGACCCGACGCTCGAGAAGTCGCAGTTCGCGGAGGGCCTCAAGGAGCTGAAGGCCGACGTCGTGACCCTGAAGTTCAGGGACGACTTCGACATCCGGTTGGTGCCGGCGAACGTGATGGCTCTGATCCCTGAGGCTTGGCTCTGCAAGAACGACGTGGTCACCGTGCAATTGGAGGCGCTATAAGGAGCGCGCAAGATCCTGATCCACCATGGCCTTCGATGACCTCATCCGCACCGGCCTCGAACTCGCCGACTCGCTGACCGCGCCGCTCCAGGCGACGGTATCGCACGAAGCTTGGCAGCACTCCGACGGACTGGGCGGCGGCACCTACGCGGCCGCAGTCAACCGCCCGGCCATCATCGTGCGCCGGAACCGGGAGCGCCAGATGTCGGACGGCCGCACGATCCTGACGACCGCGCGGATCACCTTCCTGCGCCCGATCGATCCGGAGGGCTCGGTCGGCCGGCAGGAGCCCGTCGACTCCAGGGACCGCCTCACGCTGCCGGACGGCTCCACTGACCCGGTGGCTGACGTTGAGGCGCTGATCGACCCGGACACGGGCCGCGGGTACTACGCGGTCGTCTACCTGGGGAGGGCCACGGCGTGAGGGGCTCAACCGGCGAGCGGCTCCGCGAACTCGGACGAAGCCCGGAGCCCGGCGGCTATCGCCTCGATGAGGCTGCGCCCCTGGACTCGGGCTATGACGACTGCGTCGCCGGGCTGGATGATCCGGCTGCAGTGCCGGCAGCGATGGCGGCGCTTACGGCGGTCCGCCTTGTAAACCGCCTTCCAGGTCGGGGAGGGCATTCTCATCGCTCATCTCCCGTGGATCAAGTGGACCGAGCGCCAGGTCTTACGGCGGGGTCGGCCCGTCTCGCGGTCGCGGTAGAACAGAGTCCCGCCGGAGCCGTCGACGTGGAGCCAGAAGGCGAGGCCATCCCGTTTGAAGACGCGGCGGGCCTCGAGCTTCGTGAGGCACTTACTGGAGGCGATACTAATAGACTTCATGGCTTAGCTCCTCGCTGCTTCTTTGGCGATCCGCCGCAGGAAGCGGACCGTGTTCTCGTGGTCGAGCACGACCCCCTCGGCCCCGGCCTCGGCTTCCAGGATGTACGCGAAGTAGTCCAGCTCTTCGTCGCTCTCGTCGCCGTACAGGATGACTGCTTCCCCGTAGACGGAGAGGCCGCCGTCACCTTCTCGGTACTCAGGGCTTCCGACGAAGTCTCTGGCGTCCATCTCTTCGGTGGCCATGGATCAGCGCCCCATCCAGGCGGCCACCTCTACGACGCTCACGACGGTGACGGCCTCGGAGCCCCAAGGGCCGCGGAAGAAGCTCTGCCGCTGCGCGGCCTTCTTCGCCTCGGCCTTGCGCTCTACCCGGACGACGTCAACCTGCTTGTGCCCGGAGCGGCGTCCCTGACGGGTAACTTCGAAGGTCTTTTCTTTTCTCTCGGTCTTCATCGCGTTTCCCCTTTCCATGAACTAAGTATAGGGGCGGCGCGCGGAAAAGTAAAGGGGTTGGGCGAAAAAAGTTCGGGAAATCTGAAGAAAAACCGTAACTACCTTATGAGTGAGCTAGTTAGCTAGCGAAGAGAGGAAGCGCATGGCCACCAAATCGACGCCGAAGCAGCCCGCACCTACCCCCGAGCCCGCACCGGCCACCCCGGCCAAGCCTGGCTGGCAGACCACCGAGTTCGCCCTGACCGCGCTCCTGGTCGTAGCCGTCACCGTCCTCCTGGCGATCGGGCGGATCTCCGTCGAGGACATCGTGGACCTCTGGCCGCTGGCCGCCGGCATCAGCGGTTACGCGCTCTCTCGGGGGATTACCAAGGGGATGAGCGCTTGAGCCTTCACCTCCTCAACTTCGGCGGCTCGACCGTGCTCTTCGCGCACATACCGAAGACGGGGGGGACCAGCGTCTCAGGCGGGCGGGAGCGCGTGATCTCGGGTCCCGTTATGTACGAGCCCGCCCCCGGGTGGCCGACGGGTCTGCCCTCCCTCGCCTTCGTACGCGACCCCTTCGACCGCGCGGCGAGCGCGTGGCGGGACATGCGCTACCTGCGCCAGTGGTTCGGCGGGAGCCTTGAGGACTTCCTCCATCTGATCGCCGACGCGGACCCCGAGCGGGTCGCGAATCCTGCCGGGTCGGAGCACCACGGCATCCCGATGGTGCATCCGGTTCACGGGCTTCGGCACGCTGCCTTCATCGGACGGTACGAGCGACTGGCCGTGGACCTCCGGCGCTTCTGCGAGGTCCACGGCCTCGACTGTCCGACCCTCCCCCGACTGCGCGACTCCAAGGGCGTCCCGCGCGGCGAGTGGACGGCCACCGCGCGGAGATTGGCCGAGCGGATCTACGCTGCGGACTTCGAGCTGCTGGCCGGGCTGGAGGCTGCGGCATGATCGCCGAGATCGACGCGCAGCGGATCGCCTTCGAGCAGTCCAGGCGCGACCGCTTTGAGTCGGCGAAGTGCCTGCTCGCGGCGTTCGAGATGCTCGGCGTTCCGAAGACGCTACTGGACTTAGGTTGCGGCCCAGGACACCTGGTCCAGATCGCTGCAGCGCTCGGCGCGGACGCATGGGGTGTTGACGTCGACCCGCGCGGCCCGGAGGCGTCGTTCCGGATCTCGGTAGAGAACCTCGCTGAGCCGTACGTCCATGAAGCGTGCGAGATGGTGCTCTGCCTGGAGGTCGCCGAGCACCTGCCGCCGGAGGCCGCCGATACCTTGTGCGACACGCTCGCCGAGGCTACGGGCAAGACGCTCCTCTTCTCGGCAGCGACGCCCGGCCAGGGCGGCTCCGGCCACCTGAATGAGCAGCCGCACGAGTACTGGATCGAAAAGCTCGAGGCGTGCGGGCTCCGCCTCGACCTAGAGATGACTGAGGCGCTCCGCGCGGACTGGTTCGCCGTTGCGCCACGGAGCTGGTGGTACGGCAAGAATCTCGTAGTGCTAGGTAGACAGGAACAGAAAGGGAGGACCGAGTGAGCAGAGATATTGCGGCCGTCATGATAACGGTCGACCGAACGCCGCGACAGAACTACGTGGAGGAGACGCTGGGAAACCTGGCGCGCGCGGGGCTGTTCCGCTCGAATCGAGTCGACTCCCTGTTGTGCTGCCCGTCGAAACTGAGCGACGACAACCGGCCGCTACTCGACGCTTGGCTAAATACGGTCGGCCCATGGATGGCGGCGAGAATCATTCACCCGCTCAAGGATTATTTACCGAATGAGAACGTAGCGCGCGCCCTCGCCGCCGGAGTCGCGACCAGCGCCCCGTGGGTTCTCTTCCTTGAAGACGACATCGACACATGCGCAGACTTTTTCGACAGCGTCGGCGCCTGGCTCGATGACCATGCCCGGCCCGACCGGCACATCTACGCTTTCGGGTGCGCGTACCCGCAATGCGCCGAGCTGCCCGAGCGGGGAATCCACGCCTGGCACGAGTACCCAATCCGCGGGTTCTGGGGCACGCAAGCGTTCGCGATTAGCTCAGAGGACGCCGCGAGCTTGAGCGAGTATCTCCAACGCGACCCGTACGTGATGAACCCGGCCGGCGCGGCCTGGGACCTCGCCATGCACAAGTGGGCCGCGGAGCGCTGGCCGGAGATCGAGCACTTCTCAATCTCCTGCCCCAGCTTCGTGGAGCACATCGGGCGTGAGAGCGTGATCGACCCGCGTCCCACCACTCACACGTTCCCGTCCTGGCCGGGGCGGGAGTGGAGCTACCTGCGCGCCCGCAAGGAGGTGGCCGCATGAATCGCGAGGAGATGCGAGCGAGCCAGGCCGAGACGCGCGCGCGCTCCAGGTGCTCGTGGATTCCGCGCGAGTACGAATCTGCCGCGGGGAAGGTCTCCAGAACTAGCGACGGAGCGGTCTATCTTCGGGACCCGAAGACGGGCTCTCTGCGGCGCGTGAAGATGAAGCGAGTCCCGGAAGCTGCGGTCGGAGGTGGATCATGACGAATCCGGCCGAAACTGCCGTCGCCGCAGGTGCGGTAGTTCTCACCTCGCCTCGGGTCCGGGCTCGCGACTTCGAGCAGCCCTGGCTGGCCGCCCGCGCGCGGGAGATGGATGAGAAGCTGAACGTCCACCGAAAGCTCTGGGAGTTCTGCCTGATTGCCCAGGCGTACCAGGAGCGCTTCCCGCAGGGAGGCGGTCGGATTCTCGGCTTCGGCGTCGGGCTGGAGCCGTTGCCGGCGTGGTTTGCGGCCCGAGGGGCTTCTGTTCTGGCAACCGACCTTGCGCCGGATGAAGCCGGAGAAAAGTGGACCGGCACCGGCCAGAACGCCTCAGAGTTGGAAGCGTTGGTGCGCCCGGCGATCGGCCGAGAGGAAGACTTCTTCGCGCGGGCCGAGTTCCGTCCCGTGGACATGCGGGCCATTCCGGAAGAGCTGCGGCAGGGCGGCTTCGACTTCACCTGGTCGGCCGGGTCGCTGGAGCACCTCGGTGGACTGGACGCAGGAATCGAGTTCGTCTGTCGGCAGATGGAGTGCCTGCGCCCCGGGGGGGTCGCCGTCCACACGACCGAGCTGAACGTCTCGCGCGAGCGGTGTACGCTCAACCTCGGCGACCTCTGCTTCTACCGCGAGCTGGACCTCGAGCGGCTGGCCGCGAGGTTGGCTGAGCAGGGTGACCTACTACTGCCGTTGGACCTGGCCGCGGGCGACCTGGAGGCCGACCTCGTCGTGGACGTGCCGCCCTACGAGCAAGGCCCCGCCCACCTGCGCCTGCGCGGCGGCGGGAACTTCGAGTTCACCTCTGTGGCTCTGATGGTGATCCGCGGCGGCGCCCGCAGCGCTTCTGACTCGCCGGTGTTCCTGTCGCGGACGTTCCCGGAGCGCAAGCCGCGCGCGCTCTGGGTGGGAGACGCCGTCGTGCAGACCGGGTTCGCCCGCTGCACGCACGCCGCCTGCGGAGCGCTCCACGAGGGCGGCTGGGATGTGCGCGTTCTGGGTCTGAGCCACTACGGAGACACGTACGCGTACCCCTACGAGATCCTTCCCGCGTACCAGCCGCTTGACGGCGGACGGGACGGGTACGGCCTAGGCCGCATCGCGAGCCAGGTGGAGCGGTTCGAGCCCGACGTCGTCGTGCTGCTGAACGATCCCTGGAACGTCCCCGCGTACCTGGACACGCTGAAACAGTTCCGCGACCAGGCCGCGGAGATGGGTATCGCGTTCGAGATACCGCCCGTCATCGGGTGGCTCGCCGTGGACGCACTCAATCAGCACGGCGAGCCGCTCAACCGCCTGGCTCACGTCGTCACGTGGACGCGCTTCGCCGCCGAGGAGCTGAAGCGCGGCGGCTACGAGGGCGAGCCGGCCATCGTGCCGCTGGGCGTGAATTCGGAGCTGTTCCGGCCGGTCGACAAGGCCGCGGCGCGGCGCTCGGTGTTCCCGGCGACGATCCCGGCAGACGCATACGTGGTCGGGGTGGTCGGGCGCAACCAGCCGCGCAAGCGCATCGACCTGATCATCCAGTACTTCGCCGAATGGATCAAGCTTCACCACGTTGAGGACGCATACCTCTACCTGCACGCGGCGCCGACCGGCGAGGTGGGGTGCAATATTAAGTCGATCGTGCGCTACTACGAGCTGGGTAGTCGCGTCATCCTATCGGAGCCGAAGGTGGGGCACGGCTACGACGAGACGGTGCTGCCGCTCGTCTACGGAGCGATGGACGTGTACGCGACCACCACCCAAGGCGAAGGCTGGGGGCTGCCCACCCTGGAGGCTATGGCGTGCGGCGTGCCTTGCATCGTTCCGAATTGGAGCGCTCTCGGGGACTGGCCCGGCGCCGCCGTCGCGAAGGTTCCCTGCGGCAGCACCGCGCTGAACAGCCCCATCAACGGCAACCCGTACACGATCGGAGGTATCGCGGATAAGAAGGCGTTCGTGAAGGAGCTGGACGCGATGTACCGCTCGGCGCAGCACCGCGAGGCGTACCGAAAGCGGGGGCTCGCGTTGGCCGCGACGCTGACCTGGGAGCGTACCGGCAGGGCGATGGTCGAGGTGCTCGAGCAGGTGGTCCGCGGCGAGGTCGAGGAAGCTCTAGGTGCTGCGGAAGCGGCAGAGGGGGTCGCCTGATGGCCGTCGTGCAGGCAAGCGTCACGGTGAACCTCTCCGACATGCCGAGGACGCTCGCGCTTCTGCGTAAAGAGCTGGCCGACATCCTTCGCGCGCAGGGCGAGGGTGAGCCGGCGTTCATTCGCCGCAAGCTGGATAGGTGCGCCGCCGTCTTCGAGACCGGCATCCGAGAGGACGAGGCCGATGGCCGGTGAGCTCATCCTCAAGGGCGAGGCGGAGATGCGCCGCAAGATGACGGCGCTCGCCAGGAGTGTGCCGCTCAAGGCGGCCGCCGCGCTGCGGATCGAGGCGGAGGTCATCAAGACGAAAGCTATCCAGGTCTACGTCCCGAAAAACCTCGGAACGCTGGCCGGCTCGATCCGGGTACGCGACGTAGAGATCCACGGCGTCTCTATCCAGGTCAAGATCACGGCCGGGGACGCCTCGGCCCCATACGCATTGGCCGTACATGAGCACCCCTCGGACGCTTCGCCCCCGAGCTGGAGGGGGCTACCCATCGAGAGCATCCACTCCGTCCGAGAGCACACCCCTTGGTCGCTCGGCACGGGGCAGCGCGGGCCGAAGTACATCGAGCGCCCGCTTAACGAGGCGATCCCCGGGATGTCCGGGCGCATCGCCGCGGCGGTGCAGCTATGAGCCGCTACCTGGAGATCCTGGCGGTCCAGCGTCCATTCCAGTTCGACGTGGACGCGAACAAGCGGGTGATGTTCTCGGCGAACTACCAGGCGCTCGCAGCCGCGCCGGTCGCCGATTGGGAGCGCGAAGTCTACAAGCTGATCAATACGGCCGGGCTCGGCACGCTCGGCACGGATACGTTTATCTCGGCAGCCGAGACGCTCCCGGTCGGCGACGGACCCTACGTCCAGATCCTGGACAGCGGCGGTCGCGCGACAGACGAGACGCACGGTGCCGCGCGGTACGAGCGGCTATCGGTTGAGATCGTCGTCACCGCGAAAGACTATCTAGCTGGCCGCACGAGGGCGCTCGCCATCTGGCGCGTCCTGGACGGTCAGCGCAACATCACGGTGGCCGCCTGACGGCGCGCTGGCCGGAAAGGAGAGGAGAGCAGAACGATGAGTGATGCGATTCCGGGCCATGGCGTCCAATTCGCTGTGGAGCTTGACCCTGCCGGCGCGGCCGGCGTCTTCACTACGGTCGGCGAGCTGATCGGTGATCCGCCCGACGACTACAGCCGAGACGAGCTTTCGGCCGATACCCACAATACCTCGATCGACGAGTGGATTCCTAGCAAGGTTTTGAAGCGCGGACCGTGGAACCTTAACGTCCACTACATCTACGGGGATACGGTCCACGAGGGGCTGCGCGACCTGATGCATTCCGGCATCGAGTTCGGCGTTCAGTTCCTCGGCCCTTCGGCCATGGCCGGAGCCGGCGTAGACGAGGTGATCGCGAGCGGATTCTTGACCAACTTCAGCATCAAGAACCCGATGGACGGCAAGCGTACGGCGGAGATCACGTTCCGCCGCAACGGCGCGCAGCTAGTGGACGGCGTGTCGGTCAGTTAACGATATCAACCCAAGAGAGGCACAGACAGACATGGCTAAGAAGAAGGCAGGTACAATCGCAAAGAAGGCTCCGCAAAAGGCTCCGAAGAAGGCGACGTTGTCGTTCGACGCGCTCGCGGCACACCAGGTGCGTGCGGTCGAGGTCGAGGGCGTCATGCCTGACGGCAGCGCCGCAACGATCTTCTACCGCGCGCACACGGCGGCCGAGATGATCGACGCTATCGAGAACGCCACGACCCACGAGGGCCTGAGCGATACGGAGAAGTTCGTCGCCGGTGTCGATGACCTCGCGAAGCTGCTCGTGAACGAGGACGGCTCCCAGTGGGCCAGCGCCGACAAGCTGATGCAACTGCCGTTCGACACCATCATGCTGATGCGCGGAGCGATCAACCGGCGCGTCAAGGAGCAAGCCGAGGAGGCCGCCGGGGGAAACGACTCCGGCGAAGCGAGCACCGACGCTTCGCCTACCGACTAGCGCTGGCTCACCGGCGTCTCGACGTGGACGCCATGCTGAGGGAGATGAGTTGGGAGCAGTTCCTGGGATGGTTGGCCTACTGCCAGGTCGAGCCGTTCGGCGACCAGCGCGGAGATCTGCAGGCGGGCGTCATCGCTTCGGCGGTAGTCAATCAGATCACGATCGCCAACTCGGCGAAGCCGGTGCCGAGGGACATGCTCACCAAGCCGAGCGATTTCATGCTGTTCTTGGAGCGCAAGGAGCAGGATTCGGAGCCGACGACCGAGAGCAAGTGGAAGTCGTTCAAGGCCCGCTTGCTGAGGGAAGCGAAGACGACATCGTAACAGAGAAGCGGTAAGAGAGAAGAGCGCCCTTGCCAGCCGCCAACATAGGAACCGTCGAGGGCTACCTAAAGCTGAACGATCAGTTCAGCCCGGCGCTCGTGCGCGCTTCCGCGCAGCTTCAGCAGTTCGGGAAAAAGATGCAGGCGACGGGCGCTACAATGTCCGCCGCCGGGCGGGGGCTTACGACCGCCCTGACGTTGCCGCTCGCCGTGATCGGCGGCATCGCCGTGAAGTCATTCGCCGACTTCGACGCGGCGATGGTGAAGTCGATCGCCATCATGGGGGATGTCTCCGGTACCCTCAAGAACGAGATGGCCGTGGCTGCCCGCGAGACGGCCAAGACGACGATCTTCAGCGCTGAGCAGTCCGCCGAGAGCTACTTCTTCCTCGCCTCGGCGGGCCTGGACGCGGCAAGCTCGATCGCCGCCCTGCCAACCGTCTCCAAGTTCGCTCAGGCGGGCATGTTCGACATGGCGCTCGCCACGGACCTTCTGACGGACGCGCAGTCGGCGCTCGGATTGACGATCCGTGACGACGCCGTCGCCAACATGGAGAACATGATCCGCGTTAGTGACGTGCTGGTGCGGGCGAACACCCTAGCCAACGCTACGGTCCAGCAGTTCTCGGAGTCGCTAACCACCGAAGCGGGCGCCGCGCTGAAGTCCTTCCATATCGACGTAGAGGAAGGCGTGGCGGTCCTGGCGGCGTTCGCCGATCAGGGCGTCAAGGGGCAGGTCGCCGGCTCGGGGTTGTCGCGCATCCTGCGCCTCATGACCGCCGCCGCGGTAAAGAACAAGGACGCTTACGCAGAGTGGAACGTCGAGGTCTTCGACTCGTTCGGTAACATCAACAACCTCGCCGATATCATCGGAGATCTCGAGGACGCACTGGGCGGATTGTCCGACGAGAGCCGCACCGCCGCGCTAGAGCAGCTCGGGTTCAGGGCTCGCGTCCAGGGAGTTCTGCTGCCGCTACTCGGCACTTCCGAAGCGATCCGAAAGTACGAGAAAGAGCTGCGCAGCGCGGGCGGCTTCACGGACGACGTAGCGAAGAAGCAGTTAGAATCCTTTACGAACCAGCTTAAGCTCCTAAAGAACCAACTCACCGACGCAGCGATCACGCTCGGTGAGGCGATGGTTCCGACGCTGAAGTCGTTTATTCAGGGGGTAGTGACTCCCGGCATATCTGCCCTGGCTAAGCTCGCGAAAGCGTTCGGGTCATTGCCCGGTCCGGTCCGGTCCGTGATCATTACGGCGGCAGCATTACTTGCAGCTCTTGGGCCGGTCATTTGGATTGCCGGATCACTAATTACTTCATGGGGCGCGATCGCAGCGGCGGCTCCGGCCGTCGTGT